CTCAACAGCGAAGGTATTAATGAAGTACAGGATGACTTTCATTTAGCTACCGCTGCAGATGTTGTTGCAGATCCTTCCGCACCGGATGCGTTTGTCAGAGGGATCATGGAAGGAGTTGAGTGGGTATGGGACAATGGTCTCCTTAAAGCTCAGAAGTTAGAAGAAATGAAGAAAACCATTCAAAAGACATCAAGTAGAAACCTTGAAGAGCAAAAGATCAAGGTTTTTAAACAATTCATTGATTCACTGTAAATTTTTAAAATATAAATAATAAAGATACTTTTAAGGAGTAAAGAAAATGGCAAGAAAACAACTAGATGAATTGGCAGTAGGTGGTGGTGCTACCGGTGTGTCAATGGTTCCTGATGCTGGTACCAAGAAAAATACCCTACCTAATTCGAAGCAACAGGGTGATATGAACCCACAAACCATCGATGCAGATCAGAATGGTCAGCAAGATACCAATACAGAAAACAACACAGCTCCAACAGGAGATATGTCAGCTAAGAATAAGGCCTCGGTAGCAATGAAAGAACACATTGATGCTATGTTTAACGGAGAAGACATCTCCGAAGAATTTAGAGAGAAAGCCACTACCATTTTTGAAGCAGCTATTCAAACTCGTATCTCGGAAGAGATTGCTGAGCTAGAAGAGCAATTCGAAACCAAGCTAGAGGAAGCTGTTTCGGAAGTTACTCAAGAAATCACATCTAAGCTAGATGACTATCTTGATTACTGTGTTGAGCAGTGGATGAAAGAAAATGAAGTTGCTATCGAGCATTCGTTGAAATCAGAGATCACTGAAGAATTCATGGATGGCCTCAAGAATCTTTTTGCAGAAAACTACATTGAGATTCCAGAAGAGAAGCTTGACGTGCTTGAGCAGTTAACCCTCAAAGTGGAAGAGCTGGAAGACAAGCTCAACAACTCAATCACAGAGAACATTGAGCTCTCGAAGTCGATCAGCCAATACTCGAAGCAAGACATTTTTATTGAAGTTGCTGAAGGTCTGGCAATGACTCAAGTAGAGAAGCTACGTCAGTTGTCAGAAGGAATTGATTTTGACAGCAGCGAGTCCTATCAGAAAAAGTTGTTGTTGGTTAAGGAAAACTATTTTCCAGCAACAAAGAACGTACAGTACATTCAAGAAGAAGACGAAGCAATTGTAAACAACGATCTATCGGAAGATACGGAAGTTAAATTCCAAGACCAATCCGTTAAGCGTTATTTCAAGGCTATCTCGCGCTCTACTAAATAATAATTATAAAGATTTTTTTAACCTCGAAGGAGAAGTAAGATGATGTTAGCAGAAGAACTACAAAAAAAGTGGGACCCGATCTTGACTCACCCAGATCTATCCCCAATCAGAGATCAACATCGTAGAAGCGTGACCGCTGTCGTTCTAGAGAACACAGAAAAAGCACTTCGCGAAGCTAATCACTACATTCCACAAACACTCACAGAAACTGCTCCAGCTAATGCAACCGGTGCTGATATTGACACATTCGATCCAGTTTTGATTAGCTTGGTTCGTCGTGCAATGCCTAACCTGATTGCTTATGATATCTGCGGCGTTCAGCCAATGACTGGCCCAACCGGCTTGATCTTTGCAATGCGTTCGAAGTACTCGAACAGCTCCAACAGCGGTGTTGAGAACTTCTACAACGAAGTTAACACATCGTTCTCGACAGCTGTTTCTGGTGCTAATACACTGGGTCAAAAGCACGTTGGTGGCTATCCTGGTAACACAACAACTGGTACAGCTAACTTGGCTGAGACAGGCATTTACAACTTTGGTTCGGGTATGTCGACCGCCACTGCTGAAGGTAACAACTCTTTTGCAGAAATGGCTTTCTCGATTGAAAAAGTTACTGTTACTGCTAAGTCCCGTGCTCTTAAAGCTGAGTACTCGATGGAACTTGCTCAAGATTTGAAAGCAATCCACGGTCTTGACGCAGAAACAGAATTGTCGAACATCCTATCGGCTGAGATCCTTGCAGAGATCAACCGTGAAGTTGTCCGTACAATCAGCGTAACTGCTACCAAAGGTGCTACAGAGAACACAACTACAGCAGGTCGTTTTGACTTGGATACAGATTCGAACGGTCGTTGGTCTGTTGAGAAGTTTAAGGGTCTGATGTTCCAAGTTGAGCGTGAAGCTAACCAAATTGCTAAGGCTACTCGTCGCGGTAAGGGTAACATGATCATTTGTTCGTCTGACGTTGCTTCGGCTCTTCAGATGGCTGGTGTTCTTGATTACGCTCCTGCTCTGAACAGCAACAACCTGAACGTTGATGATACTGGCAATACTTTTGCTGGTGTTCTAAACGGTCGTATCCGTGTTTATGTTGATCCATATGCTACTGGTAACTACCTAGTTGTTGGCTACAAAGGTGCATCGGCATTCGACGCTGGCTTGTTCTATTGCCCATACGTTCCTCTACAAATGGTTCGTGCTGTTGATCCTGACAGCTTCCAACCAAAGATTGGCTTCAAAACACGTTACGGCATGGTTGCAAATCCATATGCTGAAGGTGCTACGGTCGGTCTAGGTGCATTGACCAAAGATTCGAATGTTTATTACAGAAGAATCCTGGTTGACAACCTGATGTAATTTGAATATAAAAACTACAATATAAACCAGCAATAAGTTTGAGAGGACCTTCGGGTCCTCTCTTTTTGTCTATAGATAAATAGTAAAAAAAGGAATACTATGAGCGCTATTACAAATACCCCAACAAACAGAAACTTTCTATCTCCTCTGAATTTTAGATTGGTGCTTCAACGAGCTCCATCTCTGAACTTCTTTTTGCAGGGAGCATCTATTCCAGGACTATCGTTCGAGGGATATGTCAACCTAACTAACCCTTTTGCTAAGATACCTCTACCAGGGGATCACCTAAACTATTCACCACTCACAGTATCGTTCATGGTGGATGAGGACCTTTCTAATTACCTTGAGATCTTTAACTGGATGCTGTACATAGGTGGACCTACTTCAATTGATCCTGGTGCCGTACAATCGCCCTACGGACTAGATAACTCTATTACAACAGATCCAATGCAGGCAATCAGGTCAGATATAAAGTTGATGATCCTATCAAGTGCAAAAAATCCTAATCTAGAAATTACATTTAATGATGCCTTTCCAAGTCAGCTTGGCGAACTTCAATTCAACACCACTGCTGGAACAATAAACTACCTTGAATCTTCTGTAACTTTCGAGTATGTAAAATACAGTATTGCTAAATTATAGTTGACTTGAATCTGTTTTGGTGATATAATGCAGGTTAGTATTGGAGACTTGTATGAAGACAGATGAAATATTGGCAGCGTGGGAACAAGATTGTGCAATGGATAAGACTGAGTTAGGCAAAGAGTCTCTTCGTATTCCTCAATTGCATTCAAAGTATATCAATGAATTTTATCAAGCCAAGACGTCCTATATAAAGCATACTCAAGATTACAAGAAGCTGTACAAGCTCAAGCATCAGTATTATCAGGGAATTCTTTCGAAAGAAGAGCTAGACCAGTATGGTTGGGATGTACAGGCACTCAAGATACTGAAGGTTGATATTCCTGTATACCTTGAGTCAGATGATGATCTGCAGATCATCAAAGTTAAGATAGAGATGATTGAATACAAAATAGAGATGTTGGAAAACATTATCAAGACGTTAAACAATAGGGGATATTTAATAAAAAATGCAATTGAGTGGTCCAAATTTCAACACGGACTATGATACAGCAACACGGACTATGATACAGATTGAAAAATTCAACGAGACGTACAATAAGATACATTGTAACGACGATATTGCTAGGGAGCTAAGTGATTACTTTACTTTTGAAGTTCCTGGTGCTAAGTTTATTCCATCCGTAAAGAATAAAAAATGGGACGGTAAGATTCGATTATTTAATGCTGGTACCCATAACATATACGCTGGCTTAATTGAATATGTTCAAGATTTTGCAAAACAAAATGAGTATCCAGTAGAGCTCCTCTCTGATTTCTCGGATGCTGATTGTGGCGATGTTGATGATCTGATCTCTAGGATTGGACTTACTAAGCCACCAAGAGACTATCAAATAGCTGCCTTCAGGCACGCAGTCAAGAAACAAAGATCGTTACTCCTATCTCCAACAGCATCTGGTAAGTCGCTAATCATCTACATGCTGTGTAGATACTACAATCTCAAAACTCTCTTAATCGTGCCAACAACATCGTTAGTACATCAGATGTACTCTGACTTCGAGGAGTATGGATTTGACTCAAAAACTAACTGCCATATGATATTCTCTGGCCAGGAGAAAGATGTTGATAAGCAGATATACATATCCACATGGCAATCAATATACAACCTTCCTAAAAAATGGTTCCAGCAGTTTGATTGTGTAATAGGAGATGAGGCTCATTTATTCAAGGCTAAATCGCTTACAACCATTATGCAGAACCTTTCTGCATGCAAGTATAGGTTCGGGTTTACAGGAACGCTAGACGGGTCACATACACATAAGTTAGTACTTGAAGGATTGTTTGGAACTGTCAAGAAGGTAACTACCACATCAGAGCTTATAGATAGAAAATACCTTTCAGACTTTAAAATTAAAGCAATTGTTCTTAACTATGAGGATCAGTATCGGCAGCAGATCAAGATAGCAACGTATGCTGATGAGATGGATTTTTTGGTTAATCATTATCCTAGAAACAAATTTATTTGTAATCTAGCGTTGAATTTGAAGGGTAACACATTGATACTATATCAATATGTTGATAAACATGGGAAGGCCATTTACGATGTTCTTAATGACAAAGCAAAAGATAGAAAAGTTCACTTCGTCTCTGGTGAGATTTCTGGTCAGGATAGAGATGTCATTAGAAGAGCTGTGGAGCTGGAGACTGATTCGATTATTGTTGCTTCTTACGGTACTTTTTCTACTGGCGTCAATATTAAGAACCTGCACAATATCATTTTCGCTTCACCTTCAAAATCAAGGGTCAGGAACCTCCAATCAATTGGTCGTGGTCTTAGATTAGGGGATAGGAAAGAAAAAGCCTGGCTGTATGATATAGCTGATGATTTGCAATGGAAGCAAAGAAAGAATCATACTCTCAATCACTTCGTGGAACGTATTAAAATATACAATGAGGAGAAGTTTGATTACAAAACGTTTTCAATAGACATCAAAGGATAACAATGGTAAAGATCATCAAACTTCAAAACAACTGTGAAATTATTGGTAGCATGGTTGAAGATAATAATGATAGTGTTGTGATAGACAATCCTTTCTCTATCAATTATATGTTTACTGCAGCAAGTGACAGACCTATCATTGGTTTGTTAAGGTACATGCCGTTTGCTGAGGAGCGTCAGATGTCCTTTCAAAAGTCTGGTATAATTAACATTGCCAATGCCAGAACATCGATGTCCAACTATTACGATGTCATACTATAGTCATCTATCAGACATTGATGACCATGTTGATAATGAACTTCAAGGAATTGTTGACTCTGATTTTGAGGACGAGAATAATTCCGATACTTTACAAGCGATACTAGAAAAAATGAACACTAACGATAGAATGCACTGATATGGCAGATCACTATATTGATAACAAGACTTTTTATGAGGCAATAAAAAAGTACCGTGAAAGTATCGCTGAGGCAAAGGAGCTGGGAAAGGATAAACCAATTATTCCTAACTACCTTGGCCAATGTATTCTGTTGATTGCCAATAGGCTAGCAACAAAACCAAACTTTATCAACTACTCTTATAAAGATGAGATGATAGCAGATGGTATCGAGAACTGTATCATGTACATAGATAATTTTGATCCAGAGAAATCGACAAATCCCTTTGCATACTTTACTCAGATTATATACTTTGCATTCCTACGCAGAATACAAAAAGAAAAGAAACATCTTTACATTAAGCATCAGGTACTAAAGAACTCTATCATATCTGATGAGATGTATAATCTACAGGACGGGGATGATGATGTATCAATGGCCAGTATGTTTGACAATGAGAAGATGAATGACTTTGTCAAGGCTTTTGAAGAGGGCTTGGAGAAGAAACGAAAACCTAGTCAGAAAGTAGGACTCGAAAAGTTCTTTGAGGAGTAGCTTGTACGTGCACCCAAATGTTTTATAAATACAAGAAACATTGGGGGGCATCATGGGAGTAAAAAATCAATTTCCTGCTATATCAAGGCAGAACAGACTCAAAGCTATTGAAGAAGGGTCTACAACTTACATAAGTGGAACCACGTGTAAACACTGTGATACAACTGTGAAGTATGTTAAAAACTCTTCTTGTGTAGAATGTACTACGGTGAAAACAAAGCAAAGAGATTCCAGTGTATATTCAAAGTATATTAACTCGGAGAAGGGTAAAAATTGGAAGAGCTCGTATAGAAAAACTACAGTGTATAAAGAAGTACAAAAAAGATGGTTGGATGCCACTGGGTATGGTTCCTTCAGACAATCCTTGAGAAGGAAGCAGATAAAAGACTCGATTACTTTATTATCAATTGATGAACTAGAACAAGTTGAGCAGATTTACAAAAAAGCAGCAGAACTAAGACAGTCAACAGGTAAGATGTATCACGTTGACCATATCATACGGCTGGCTGATGGTGGTACACATTGGCCGGATAATTTACAAATTTTAGATGAATCCACACACCGTGAGAAAACATCTGGTGAAAATAGAAAGGAGGGTTAGTCAATGAAAGTAGCACTTTTGACTGACACGCATTTTCGGTGCTAGAGGAGACCATGCAGCATTCGACAAACATTTTAAGAAATTCTACGAGCAAACATTTTTCAGAACTCTCACCGAGCGAGATATACGGCACGTTATTCATCTTGGCGATATGTTTGATCGTCGCAAGTATATTAACTATCTTACTCTCAGCAATTGCAGGAAGTATTTTTTTGATACTCTTCGTGATCGGGAAATTGAGCTTGATGTTATCGTTG